GTTTACTATAGCACTAGCACCATCATAAAGCACCGTATTAAAATAGTCCTCTGGTATATCATCATCTAGCGGTGTGATAGTTGGTTCTGGTAGATTAGCTGAGTTTAACGCAAGGTAGCCAGATGGAACAGAATAGTAAAAGTCACCATGACCATTTGCGTCTGAAGCGTCAGCTGAACCAGAGGTTACAGTATTTCGGAATGAACTATCTTGCCCAAAATTAAATTGTGACCTAGCATTGTTTATTGACGATGTATCTAAGAAGAAAACACCGAAAGCAACACCAGAAGTTAAAGCGGTTGATGCATTGCCTTGAGAAGCATTGTTTTTTAAAAACTCTATTATACCATCGTCTAAATTTATTTTAAGACCTATTATATCTCCAACAGTATAAGTAGCACCATAGCTAGTAGCACTCCCACCATCAATAATCTTATTACCATCAGATTGGTAAATTACACTTTTACCTCTAGTTGGCTTCCAAAAAGTACCTTCATTATCACTCTTGATACCAACAGACATTCCGTTGCCCATATCTTCAGCAACCATTTCAACGTACCATTTACCTGTTGTTGGGAAAAATGTAGACCCTATGCTTCCTGCTGAACTTGAACTACCATTAACTCGCAAATTACCAAAAGCAGAAGAAAAAGTAGGGCCATCTATTTTGTTCATAGTAGCATAGTTTAACGTTGGGCTGTCTGGTATTACATCAGCGGCTACAAAGTTATTTGGAGTAAAATCATTACTATTACCACTAACATCTTTTCCTATATCTGATGTGTCTGCAAAATCTAAATAAAACCCATGATTACCATAAGAACCTGTATACTCCTTCGGTATCCAAACCCCTGACTTAGTTTCGCCAAAACTTGTTGGGTCTAATGCTTGACCATCAACTCTGTGAAATTCAGCAAGAATAAAATCGGCATATAGCATATTAGAACTATTCGTATTAGTTCTACCTATTTGCATATCTGTTAAAAAGTCACCAGTATCATAAGTTGTTGTTGTATTATTTGGTAATGTGTTAGTACCTAAATCAGTTACTCTAACGCCATTAACATAAATCTGTGCGCGGTCATTCCGTGTTGAATTTGTCATGTCATGTACAGACATAATGTGATACCAAGCAGATGGGTCACGCTGGGCAGGATTACCTATTACATCAATAATGTCTGTACTACTAGTATTTCTTGTTCTTAAATCTATTGGTTGAGAATCACCACTCAAAGCTAACGATACAAAAGCTGAACTCCCTGTTGATGAACCATAAATAGCATTTCTGTTATTAGTAAAGCCCATTGTATTTTTTACCCAGATAGAAAATGTACCTGTTTGGTCACTTGTTGGGCTTCCAGAAAAATTTGTTTTTCTTAAATACGTCTCTTCACCTTCAGTAAATCGTAATGACTGATTTATGTTAAAACCATAAAATCCACTAGAACCACCAGCCGCTATGTTAAATAAACTGCTCATATTAACCTATCTTCAATGCCATAATATTAAATCTACACCCATTGCCATCTGCAAATAAAGAACCACCACCAGAATTTCTTTTTGCTTGCACTCTGAAAACATCCCCTGCTGTAACAGAATACATAAGAGACACAGAACCTTCAGAACCATCTTGTGCATTGTTTCGATGATAGGTTTTCGCTGTTGCACCTGCAACTTCGGAAAAAGAACCACCAGAGGGTTTTCTTTGCAATCTCATTATTCCTTCTGAACGTGATGTAGAAGTATTACCGATTGTTAATTGGAAAGAAATCAAATACACTCCTGCTTTTGCAATGGTAACTTCACCTGCGCTTTCACTAAATACTTCTGTGTCTGAGTTCTGTCTATTAGTATCAAAATCAATAGTTGCATAAGAATTAGATAGAGTTTGATTTGATGATACATAAGAATCATAAAAAACAGCAACCATAGCCGTTCCTGTCTGGTCAGGTAAGGTAATGGTTCTTGAGCCTGTTGCAGAAGCTGGGGTCAAATCTATATGATTGCTATCAAAAGCTGTACCTGTATCAAATCGAATATTTCTTTCGCCACCATTTAACAGGCGCATACCAACAGAAGCATTAGCATCCAATCTAAAATTAGTTTCTACCGAACCATTCGATACAGTTTGTAATTCAAAAGTTCCATCTTCAGTGCCATCAGTAATATCTGTAATTCGTGAAACAATTTGACCTACAGTTGTCGCTTCACTGGCATTATTATTTGCACTAAACCTTAAAACACCAGAGGCATCATTATCAGCAGGGCTAGAGCTATTTCTATATAATATTAATTCAGGGTCACCTAAAGCACCAGAATCTGTTGAGGTGAGGGTAAGGTCGCCAGTAATGTTTTGATTGCCTGTGTCTAAGAGAACAGTGCCACTGGCATCAGGTAAGGTAATGGTTCTATCGGCAGTGGGGTCGGTGACAGTGAGGGTAAGTTCATGTGCATTGTTGGTTGTGCCTTCAAAGAATATGGTAGATGCACCAGCCGTAAGGAAAATAGGTTTTGCCATAATGTTTGAACCAAAACCTGCAGAATAATACTGTGTTAAAGTACCATTTAACATAGACCTTATAATAACTTCACCATCTTCAGTTCCGTCTGTTTGGTCATTAATAACCGTTTCTATTTCACCATAGACTATCTTCTCACCAGCACTGTTTTCGCCAGTAAATGTAATATGACCAAGAACATCGCTATCTGCTGGACTAGCACTATTTCTGTAAAGGTCTAGCGTGGGGTTCTCTGTAGCACCAGCATCTGTTGAGGTCACAGTTAAGTCACCATTATTTATGATAGTGCTTCTGTTAAGTGCAATCGAATTTGCAAACATATCTATGTAAGTAACTAATGAACCATTAGACATTACATCAAGTTGTAAACCACCACGTTCATTTGTATGAGTTGGTTGATTAATTTTCGATTGTATTCTCGAATATGTGAGAGTATCGCCATTATCATCTTTGCCAGTAAATGTAATATTTCCTAAAACATCACTAGCGGCTGGACTACTGCTATCTCTGAAGAAGTCTATTGTTGGGTCTGCTGTAGCACCATCGTCTGTTGAGGTAAGGGTAAGGTCTCCAGTAATGCTTGCACCTGTGCTTGTTGTCTCTAGCTTCTTGCTATTGTCGTGATAAAGTTCTACTGCGCCATTAATTATGCATTTAAGCATATCTTCATCATTTGCCGAATTTCTTAAAGAAAGTGCGCCACCATTCGTAGCGATTATAAGATTACCAGTCCCAGTGTCTTGTATTCTTGAATTAGAACCATCGTGATAAATTTGCAAATCCTGAGAAGCACCTAGTCGTATTTTCTCATCATCGCCTACATCAACGCCATCGGCAGTAAGAACTCCTGTTACTGTTGCACCAGTTGAGGTTGTCTCTAGCTTCTTGCTGTTGTCGTGGTATAATTCTACTGCGCCATCAGGTACGAAAACAGCCATTATTTCTGTGGCATTTACTTTAGTAATTTTAATTGATTGATTATCTTGTAAAAATAATTCTGCCGCCCCTGTTTCTCTTATTATAGAAGCACTACCGCTGTGCAATATATTAAAATCACTACCATCTCCTAATGTAATACTCTCACTATCGCCCATAGTAAGACCATCGGCTACCAACGTGCCTGTGACTGTCGCACCAGTAGATGTGGTTTCTAGCTTTTTGCTGTTGTCGTGGTAAAGTTCTACTGCGCCATTGTTGAAAAACTTAGCCATGTTTTCGCTAAAGCTAGGATTACCAATACCAACAAAACTACTCTCTATTAATAAAGAGCCTGTGCCAGTATCTTTTATTCTTGAATTAGAACCATCGTGAATTATTTGTAAATCCTGAGAAGCACCTAGCCTTATAGGTTCACTATCACCTAAGTCTACACCATCAGCAGTAAGCACCCCTGTTACTGTCGCACCAGTGGATGTTGTCTCTAGCTTCTTGCTATTGTCATGATAAAGTTCTACTGCTCCATCTGTAAGAAATTTAGCCATGTTTTCAGTGGCATCTTTTCTTAGAGTTATACCAGTACCATTACTGTCTAAAAATAAAGCACCAGTGCCAACATCTCTGATAAACGAGTTGCTTGCATTGTGATATATCTCCAAATCATTACCAGTACCAAAAATTGATTTGGCATTATCTGCAAACTCTAATGCATTTGCCGATTTGTCCCAAAGTACGTTATAACTTGCTCCTGTTAAAGTAACATCATCAGTAAAAGTAAAAGCACCATCATCTGTTTCATACACTTTTGTAACGCTATATTGTGTAAAGCCTGTAGTTACAGAAGTCACTTCACTATCTTCAGTAGTGTTTACAGTGATATTGTCTAAATCAGATTCATTACGAGCTATAATTTCTACGTCTGCATTAAGTCTACCGAATATCTGTGCGTTTACTTCAATAACAAGTTTAAAAGAAGCTGTTGATGTTTCTTTAACCCACATTCTTGGTGTAAGATATTCTGTTGTGCCAGTGATAGTGGATATATATGTACCTGAATAAGACAAATCAGGCAGAGTATTAGAACGTAATGCTACGTTTATATCTAGGGTATGCACATTAGCCCCACTAGTAGCCATTATTCTACCAACAATAGAATAATTTTGTGAAGCACCACTTGGTGTTATAGATAAAATTTCTTGAAACTCATTATCTACAAGATAATCACCACCACCAGTGTAATCTACCGATATTCTTTTTACGTGCGTATCGCCAAATCGATGAGCATTAGCCTCTAATGTCCCTGTTATGGTTACACCGCTTGATGTGGTTTCTAGTTTAGTTGAAGAATTATGCCTTAAAGTAACCGCACCATCTTGAACAAAAGAAGCCATTTGCTCATCATTACCAGCTAATAACTGCAAATTATTTGATTTAATCTGTAACGGTCCTGTACCAGTATCTTCTATTATACTTCCAGAACCACTATGATATATCTCTAAATCACTACCCGTTCCTAGTATGATTTTTTCATTATCAGCAAGTTCTATATTATCAGAGGCGTTTAAAAACACCGCTTTCTCTGCTGGCTGAGTGCAGAACAGTGTCTTTGTTCCAGAACCCCAGTTAACAGCGTTATCAGAGTTACTAGACTGTAGTATCGTGGTTCGGGCAAGAGTAGTGCCAGAAGAGGTGTATGTGCCTATGCCGACTTCAAAATCAGCACCAAGAGTACAAGCATAATATGTAGTATTACCATTGCCTATTGAGCCAAATGTTTCAAAACCACTAACAGCACCAGCCAAAGTATATGTACCAGTACCCGTAGTGGTTGATGTTTCTTTTACTCTATCGGCAAGAACTAATGTCATGCTTACGCCTCAGTAATTGTAATTGCACCTGCTGCAAAACGAAGCGTGTCTCCATCTGCTATTGTTTTAGATGCACTTAATGCTCCATAATATATTAGATTACCTGCACCTCTATTAGCATTATCCCATATACCAAAGTGTGTTATAGTACCAAATGCCCCACCACTTGCTGTAAATTCTTCAGCAGTACTACTGGCGGCTGAACCACCACTAGCAGAAGCAAAATCTATAGCTTGCCTAGAGTAACCATTTGAATCTGCTAACTCTGCACCTGAAGCATCCTCATCTGGATTAGCTGTATGTAAAGCAAGATACTTCTGTGTGACAAAACTAGATTCAGTAGTTCCTAGAAAATGGTCTAGTACTTTTAATTCTAAGTAATTTGATTTTGAAGACATTTTTTATTCCTATATATATAAAGTAAAAAGGGGCAAGTTGCCCTGCCCCCTTTATATGTTAGGCAAGTGTGTCACGGTCTACTTCATTAGCAGTCGTATCACCTTGGTCGCTGATGTCCATCATTACAGCGAAAGCACGTAGCTTACCTGCTGTAAATGAAGCACCACTACCTGCCAACACAAAGTCAATTGTATCACCAGATGTAGAAAGTGCCAGTCCATCAATTGCAACCTGTGGAGCATAATCACCATCAGTCGCACCGTCAATGTCTAGTGCGACCGCAAACTCATCAACATCACCACTAGTGAAGCCAAGAGCAGCAGTTGCATCTGTAGCCGTATTCATAGTTGCAGATTCTACAACTTGAAAACCAGCACCCATAATTAGAGTGTTAGCTGGTACAGTAATTGCCTGAATAGTATCACCGGGAGCAATGCTATTTGTTGTCAGGTCAATTGTCACATCAACATAGTACGGGTTACGTCCACGTTGTGAGTTCCCTGAAGCAGGATGAAGAAGTGCAGTAATATTAGCCATGTCTTATTCCCCCCTATGCCAAGTGATATTTGGCGTTAACAAGAGCTTCAGGACGAAGTATCTTGCGACCATATAAATGCATACCACGAACAATGTCAGCAAAGCTGTCAGGGTCACGATAAGTTTCGGTCTTGTTAATCTGCTCCGCAGTAGCAACAGCAGAATCATGCCCTGCAACAATCATACCATAGTTGGTACTAGAGTTCGTACCAGTAAAGGACGGACCTGTTCCAACAGAAGGAAGATTATTAGAGGTGTACACAGTAAAGCCATGAATCTGTGTACTGACCTGACCGTTCTGAAGACCAGAACCACCAAAGTCAGCATTGAATAAACGAGAATCTTCGTCTTTCAATAGTTCCATGAATACTGGGTCAACAACCAACCAACGCCCAGTAGAATCAACATTTTGCTGGTCTAGCAAACGTGACATACGAGCGATAACTGTCAATGGGAATGTATCCCCAGAGGCAGGTGTTGAATCAGTAGCACCACCAGTACGAGGCTGAAGTGCAAGTGCATCACCAGCAGAACCACCAAAGTCGTTAGCATCAATCTTCATTGATGACAATAACTCATCTGTACCAGCAGTTGACACGGCTACAGAACCATTAACAGTAGAGTTTACTGTATCTGGTGTACCATGAATAGCAGACTGTTTAAAGCCAGTTAAGTAACCAAGTACGTCTTGGTCAAACTGGTCAGCTAAACGATATGCTGCACGGTCAGATGCTAGTTGTTGGAAGTTCACATGTGAATGTGCTTCTTCAATATCGTCAACCTTAAATGCAAAGTAGTTAGCTTTGTCAATTGTTAGGCTGAAGTCTTCATCGTCAAGGTCTTGTGGTGTAATAGTTGTGCCACGTGCGTAGGCCTTAACAGTAATTTCGGGTTCTTTGATAATCTTAACGGAATCACCCATGTTAGCAATCTCACCAAAGTAATCAGAATTGGTGATAGCTTCACAAACAGCAGACTTGCGGAAAGCAAGTTGCACCTGTTTGCTATAAATAACAGGACTGAAATTGCCGTTAGGAAGATTACCGTACCCGGCAGCGGAAGTAAATGCCATGATATTCTCCTATGTTATAAGCATTATTTACAGATACAAACTTACAAGACTATAGAGGCTAATATTTTTAGGTGTGACTGTACGGGTCAGGCTAAATCTACTAGGTAATCCGAAGACATTGTTCGTTTGCGAATAGTTTGTGTACACAAATAGCTAGTCCGTGTACACGTGTTGACTATAGTTATACTGATAAAGTATTACTTGTCAACAGTTTTTTATCTAGCAGAACCAGATAAATCATATATGAATTTGCCAGAACGAATAGCTTCCATGATTTCGTCTGACTGTTTCTCATATTCTTGTGGTGACATCTTTTGGACATCAGATTCTTTTATGTGGGAAGAAGCGTCACTATCTTGTGGTTTAGTTCTTGCATTCTTCGTACTAACAGCTTCAGCGGCACCTTTAGCATTCTTGCTTGGTTTTGCCTTGCTAATATTTTTATCTGCCTTGTATAAGTCAATTGCTCGTGAGGCAGATTTTGCATCATTGTCATTGTCATATAGAGCGTCTTGAATCCATTTAGGTTGTTCTTCAGCCCACTCGTGAAATTCATCACTGTCTCTAATCTCACCAAAGTCAGGATGTAATCTCATTAGTTCTACCTCTGCTTTTTCTTTTGTAGCAGAAGTTTGCATCTCATCAATTGCTTTCATTCTTTCTTCTAAGTCACTAGATTGTTCTCTAGCTTTTTTCATAGCAATTGTTTCTACTATTGCAGCTACATCAGGGTACTGAGATGCCCACGCTTCAATGTCTTCATCAGACTTGGGTAATTGCATCTCTTTTTTAGTAGCTTCAGATAACTGTCGTTTTATATTTTCTAGTTCTGTTTTAAATTCTTCAGCTTGTTTTTGCTGATGTCTACGTAAGTCAGAATATCTTTTCTTAAAAGTCTTTTCTTCTGCGTTAGTAGGTTCTGCTTCTTCAGGTTCAGCAGTTTCTGCTTCACCCTTCTGTTCTTTCATTAATTGCTCTAACTCTTCTTCGTCACGCTTAATGCGTTCCTCTTGTGAATAAGGTTTAGATACAAATGCTGTTTTCTTTTGGGGCTTCATTTCTTCTGCCATGATTGCTTCAGACATATAATGTCTCCTATGCTGGGGCTAACCGTAGCCACGTTGGGGTGGGGAGTTAGGTAGCCAGTTAATGTGCGGATTAATTATCTTGAGGCTAATCCACCTGACCTCATCTGTTTAGGCTTTGGTTTTGTTTTAGTTAACAAACCACCCTTTTTAATACCGCCTTCATAAGCTGTCATTTGTTTAGTTTCTTCTTCTAACTCTTTAATTTTTTTATCTCTATCTTTTTTATCTTCCTTTTTTTGTTTTTCAATAGCTCGTGCTTCAGCTACTTGTTTATTAAATGCATCCATTGCAGCTTGTTGTTTTGGTGTTCTTGTTGGTGGTGCATCTGCTTCTTCTTTATCTTTTACGGCTTTATCTAGTAACCGTTTACCTTCACCTGTTGCAAAGTATTCATCTGCCATTTCTTTAGTTTGATTTTCTCTTTTTAAACGACTACTTTCATCTCTAAAATCTTTAAGACTTTGAATCTTTCTATTTATACCGCCTTCTAAATCGATATTTAAAGGGGGTTTGTCATCAGGATTTAATGCATATTTAATCCCTTCTTTACCAAAAAATACTGGCTCTAAAGTTATAGGGTCTATGCGTTCATTGTTGTCACCTATGATGTAACCTGTTGCTGTAATAGTTCCCGGTACGTCATCACCAAAAATATCTGAAAAAGGTTTTGCATCAGTAAGTCCTAGCATTTCTTTATAAAAACTTGCATCCTCATATCTCTGCATATCTGCCTTTGTTTTATCAGACGGTCCACCATCATCCTTATCCCTAGTCTGTGCCTGACCTGCAACAGGCGTTACAGATGTTGCTTGCGTTTCAGGTGCAGTATATTCACTAGCTAACACAAAACCTTCTGGTAATTGCGTTACACCGGGAATATATGTTATGCTTCTTTTTTCACCTGTTGTTGGATTAATTATCTCTACAAGCTGTGGTGCAGATTCAGGAGTTGACATTACATCTTTGTATACAAGTTCACTATAATTTGGAGCAATAGGTGGTGCTTGTTGTGTAGGTGGTGTATATGTTGGTGCTACTGGAACAGGAGCAGGTGTGGGTGTGGGTGTGGGTGTGGGTGGTATAGGCATAGTTGTTGCTGGTGGTGGTGCTTGCACAAACGAAGTAGCAGGTACTTGTGAAGGAACAGTGCTTACACCAGCGACACCGCCTGTGTTCATTTCTACTGGGTCATCGTCCATGTCAAGGTCTGATAATTCAAATGGTAAATTATCTGGCATAACAGCTTCCTCACTATTACCCATCTGCCCCATGTCATCCATTGTCTGCAAACCCATCTTAGCTTGCTGTCTCATCTGCATTAATTTTTCAAGACCTATGTATCGCACTACGTCAGCAGGAAATACAAACTCTCCTTCACTTAGTTGTGCAGGTATATCATCTCTTACTTCTTCTTGTGTTGAACCCGGTGGAACATCATTACCAGATATGGGGTCTATTGTATTACCCTCATCCATAAGACCGCCATCTTCAAACATACTCATTTGTTCTTTCATAGGTACTGCTCCACCTTTATTATAAAAAAAATCCTCGACATTTCCTTTAACTGCATTTTTTGCTAATACTAAATGTCCTACTTGAACAACCTCTTCAGCATTCAGGACAGGATTGCCTGTTTTTCTGTCGTAGAAAAAACCACGTCTTGTAGGGTCATAACCGACTTGTGTCCAACTCTCATCGTCAAATACTTGCTTTGCGTATTCAAATGCATCACTATCTGAAATACTACGATAGTTACCTTCCATTACAGCAAAAGGTGCTTTAGCTTTACCTGTTGCCACATTTAAAGCCATGCCTACTGCTTTATCATCGGGCTGTATAAATGATACATCTTGTAAAACTACTGTGGGTGAATACATAGTTTTCTTTTCAGGATGTGTTAATGTAGGAATCCAAACATCATAATCTGTATAAGCATTGATGTCTAATCGTGCAGTTATTTTATCTCCATCAGGAATATTTCTGTTTACTCCTACTACACCTTTCTCGCTTTTCTTTCCCAAAGCAGAAACAACTTCTTTTGTAGTAGCTGGTTCTGGTACTTTTTCTACAGTGCGTATTGGTCTAAAAGCATCGGCAGCTTCTCTGTATTCCTGTGCAGTAATCTCGTTAGCTTTTCTTGCCTCCGCTAATTCTATCAGAATAGGATTTCTACCCTTTAGACTTTTTCTAAACTCTTCTGATGTAGCATTGCCTCCTTCTTCTTTTGATTTGCGCCACGATTTGATATCTGCATCATTCAAACCTGAAGCAGTCATTGTATCTACGGTTTCATCTACAGTATCAGCTTTACGAAATGATTTAGTTGCAACACGTAAACCTTTACCTGCCATATCTCCTACTACAGGAATTAAACCTAAAGCACCTGCTGCAGTTTCTATACCAGCACCAACATAATCTTTTTCATCTATAGCATCTGATACACGTTTGACTGCCATAGCTTCCCCAACTCCGGGAATAAACTCTGCACCAAACTTTGCTACATCTTTTAGTTTTTCTAAATCTGTTTTATCTGTAGTAGGTTCTTTTGCTCTACGTTTTGCTTGTTTAACTGCTGGGTCTTGTATTGTATCCATTTGTTCTGATAAAGATAAACCACCTTCATTAAACTTTTTATCTTGATACATTTTTCTAAGAACACTAAAGTCTCTGGCTTCAGATAACTCTTCTGGTAAATCAAGTGTTTCAGGTTCTTCTGCTCTTATTTTCTTTAAACGTTTTTCTTCGTCCGTGTCTGGAATAATAAAATCTTTTATTCTATCTAAAATACCACGGCTTTCTTCAGGCTCTACTAGTGTTCCTGTATCTCTTATAGGTCCTTCTTGGTCTAAATACTGTTCATCACCTGTAGCAGGAAATGCAGATTTAGTTTGCTCTGCTATACCTCTCTCGTCTAACTTAGTTTCAGGAAGAGGTTCACCAGTAGGTTTAACATCTACTTCTTCTTCAAACCCTAATACTTTTTCAAAACCCGGCACACTTCTACTATGTAGTGACATAACAGTAAAAGGTTTTACTATGCTATTACCATCATCTAAACCATAAGTAAACTTTGCACTTTTTTGGGCGTTGTCTTGATTTACAGCATCAACACTTGTTATTGTTGGAACACCAATGTCTGAAGCAACTAAATTATAAAACTTCGCTCTTCTTAGTGCTATACCTTTTACAGGTCTTTGCTTACCATCTCTAGGGTCGCTTGCACTTAGTGCATCCAATGTTTCATTTATTGCAACTGCATAGTTTCCTGCTTTTAAATTTGCTAGATAATTTTTTGCTTTTACATTTAAACTTCCAAAATTAAATTGCATATCTAATGCATTGTACTTCATAGATAAGGGCAACTCATCCCAGTTTACGCCTATTCTTTTTAATTCTTGAATATTTTTTTCAGCTACTGCCTTTGCTAATCCTCTTGGATTATTAGGATAATCAGCAGGGTCTATTCCTAAAGTATTTACAATACCTAAATATCCAGTAGGAATATCGGTAGTAGTGTCTCCACCTTCTTTACCTTCTATTTCTTCTAGTATACTTAAATAAGATTCAAGAAATTCATTATCATCCATTAACTTCATCTCTCAGCATTTTAAGTTTACGCAATACAGCTATTGCACCCTGTTGTCTATGTATTAATACTGCATCGTCTGTTTGTTCTAAAAGTTTTCTATGTTGTTCAATAGTTAACTCTATATAACTACTGAATGCCTCCCATTGCTTCGGGTGGTTGACCAGCGTTTTGAGGTTGCTGAGTATCTGCTTGCGGTTGTTGTCCATTTGCACTAAATCCTTGTTCGCCCGGAACTGGTACTTGCCCTGTTCCTATGTTACCCCCACCTGCACCTGTTGGGTCTAGCGGATTAGCTTGAGCCTCTGGTGTTTGTGGCTGTTCTTGTTGGAAGCCTTTCATCAGTTCTGCCTGAATAGCGGCTTCATCCATATTGTTAGTAACTTTGTCGGGGTCTAACTCCATAGACTTTGCAATCTCACGGATAATATATTGGAACTTAGCAAACGGTGCAAGTGATGGATTACTTGCTACCTGTAAGAACTGCATCAATCTCTGACTACGTACTTCATTAGCCATAAGACTTTCAGTACCTCTTGCTCTTACTTCTAAGTCACCTTTTATTTGTGGGTCATAATCAAACTGCATATTAAATCTAAACAGTCCTTCTCCTATAGGACGTAATAGATAGTCATCTACATTCTTTATGACAGTTTTTGTACCACCAGCCGCGGCATTCATTAACATAGATATACCAGAGGCTGTTCTACCTACTCCTGATACACCTGTTTGTCCATGTGCAAACGATGGGAAGCCTGTGCTTTCATCTGCAAGTACACGTGCTTTGTCAAACAGCATCATGTTCTCACTAGACACATTTGGAAACTTTGTACCAAAGATAGCCTGACCGGGTGCGCCACCTTGTCTTCTAAAGATTTTTCCGGGGTATATTGATAAGTCTTGACCCGGCACTAAGTTTGTCTCGTCTACCTCAACAACTAAATTACCTGATAATACGGCATTGTCTACAGCCATACGCATAAAGCCATTCATAAGTGTCTGTGTATCATCCATGTTTTCAGCTATACCTACACCAAAGAATGAATAAGGATTTAATTCATATGGTGCGGCATGATATGGTATCTTAGATGGTTTAAATGGGTTAAGCACCATACGCAGTAACTTGCCATTACAAATCCACACGTTTGCTTGTAACTCATCTAACTCCGTTAGTTCTTTAGGTATCTCAACACCTGCCTCTTCCATAGCATCTGTATCTACCATACCCCAGTATTCTAATACATCAAATCTTTCTACACCGTGTTCTGGTGCATAGTCAGCTAAGTCATCTTCCCAGTATTCTTTAGTATAGTTTTCACCTAACTGTATTACTTCATCAATTACATTTGACCTGAACATCGGTCTTTTCTTGAGATTCCGTAATTGCGACCTTGACATCTTGTGTCGTTCAATAACATACTGCGCTTCATCCATATTATTGGCATCAGGGTCAGGATAGAAATTCCAAACAGAAACGTGGGAAACTTGTGGCATTGTTTTGAAAACTGGGTCATACTCACCATCCTCTCCCCAATTAGGATATTCTTTATCTACAGCAAAAGGACCTTTCATTACACCAGTCCCAAATAATGCCATCTCAAATGCAGAGTTACGTAAGTGTTTACTTGCACCTGATTCTTCTAGCTGGTCATGGATTTTCTTCTCCATCATCTTTGCAGCCACCATAGCAGGGCTAAAGGTCACTGAGGTAGGTGTCTTACCCACACCCTCTTTAAGTCCGTCTATACCCTCTAATTTCCCCGTTAAAGCACCAAGCATATCTTGAAGAGACTTTTCTGTAGCACCTGCTGGTAGGTCTTTACCATCACCTGCAAATCCGTATGGGCTACTTAGGGCAGTATCACCACGCAACTGCTCTGGTTCTTGGGGGTCAAAGTGTACGTCTGCGACAACTCCTTCTGGTAATTCAGTAGGGTCAACAGATAAAGGAAACCTATTATTAGCAAAAAGTACATCAACAATTTGCCCATAGGCCGCAAGAGTTTTTGTTTTAGTGACTTTAATAAAGACACGTGACTTCTCTGATTCGGTAAAAGCTACGTCAGGTCCGTACAATCCACGATAGTTACGATAGGCTTTTAACCATCGTTGTTCATCTTGGTATCTATAATCTTCTGCTCGTTTAAATCTCTCTCTAATAAAAGGTATAATAGAAGAAACATCTACATCTTCAGCATTGCTATCATCTACATCTTCTAATGAGATAGCATCATCTTCAATCATTACGTTTTCATCTTCTGCCATTTTAATATCCTTAATATCCAAATGTTGAATCTGCTATTGGCATACCACCACCCGGTCTTCCATGTGGGTCATAGTCAAATATACTAAACCTTGGTCGTGACATTATACCATACCTCATTGCATCATACAAGTGGTCTTCTGCTTTTGTGTCAATATCCTCTGGATTTTTTTTATCCAGTGGCAATGATGGCAATTGTGAGATAATGTCCGTGCAACTACTAAAGAAAACAAGTCTAGGCTCTTCCGTAAATTCATCTACCTGTAGCCGTCTGTGAATTTCATTCTTGCCAGAAACCCGACTACCTTTGCTTCTGTCCGAAGGTCGCCACCTACAACCCTTCTGTATCATTTGCTCTGCAAGGCTAGGACCAGTATCGCCACGCTTATGCCAAAGAGAGCTATCAAGCACACCATACTTAATATTGCCATCTTCTGCCTCTAAATCTAATACCATGTCAGCTAAGTCAGTGGCTAAGACTTTTGACACATACAGTTCCCTGTACACAATGAGTTGCTCAGACGGTGCGACAGCAAACCAAACAACAGCACTGTAAGAGCCATACCCATAATCACATGCTCTGAACTTAACCCAATTGCTAGGAATATTAAAAGGTTCAACAACATGAATATCACGGTTAAACTCTGTGAACGCTGCACCCTCTTTAATATCCCAGTCACCGTCCAAGAGTTGTCTTCTTTGTTGCTCTGGGAGCGACAGGAGCATGGCTTCGTAGTCACCAGCATCTGAGAGATAGGGGTTATCAGATAACCTAGCAGGTATAAACCGCCTTTTGAAAAGTGACTTCCCAGCTTTGCTATGCCCTGCTGGATATTTGAGAACTTCATTTGTTTCAATATCTGTCGCATCAAATGCCTTTCCGTAAGGTGCTGGGTCAATGAACATTTTCTTAACCCAAGCATGACCTCTTCCACCGGGGTTAGTTGTTGCCCTCATAAAGATAGGCAAATCTGGTGCAGTAGACCTAAGACGAGAACGCATGTAATTCCATGCATAAGGTGACTGCCACTGTGTTAACTCGTCAAAGCCTATCCAGCTAAACGCTAGACCCTGATAGCG